GCCTGCATCGGTGCCAAACCAGTCGTACTGCGACAACAGCGCCCACTTACACACCACCGACAACCAGACAATGAGGTCGGCGTTCGGCGTGTAAATTGTCGCCTTGAGTATCCCGTTAAAACGCGCCCCGCGCGTCACGGTAATGTTTCCAAAGCTATCGGTTACATCGTAGTAGTCCAGTCCGATGCCCGTTTGACTCTCGATCTGATCTTCTCCAGCGACAGTCACACCGATAAACGGCAATTGTTCCGGTGCCATTGGGAACCCCGGCGCGACAAACAGTTTGCTGTTCACGTTCCCAAACCACGTTTGCGCCGAGGCTAACTCATTGGTGTTGAGCGCCGTCAAAATCTCTGCCAATTGCGACGGATTTTGACGGATGCTCGCGATGCCATTTTGGAGCGCTTGAAGCATGTACGTTTCTGCCATCATGCTCATGGCATCACGTCCTTTGTGTGATCGCTGTCACCGTGATCGTGCCGCTTGTGTAGACCGTGATCGATGCGCGAATCGACTGATACAATCCGCTGTATTGCTTGATGCCCGTTGCGGTGATCGTGTCGAGCGTAAACCAGTTGACACCGTCCAACGTCGCTTCTACGAGTACCGTGGCGGCATATGTTCCGGTTGCAGAAACGGCAACAGCGTGAAGGTTGCGCCCTAGGACATTCACCTCGGAAAACGGATCCGCTTGTCCAGTCGTGATAGCCGTCGCTTGGTTGAATAGCGTGAATTGAAGCGGCATAGCCGTCATCCAGAACATGGATTGCGCAATGGTACCAGACGGATTTGGCAGATACGGGAGCGTGTTGCTCTGCCCCCGCCCTACATTCGTTGGCTTAACAATCATGCGTTATCGCCACCTTGTGGCGCGTCTTCCGCACCCGTAGCTGCTGCATTGTTGACACCGTCATCGCCGAGAGCGACTTTGACCTCTTTAATCCGTGCAATAATGTCTTCTTTCTTAGACGCGTCACCGAGTTCGATGTCGTTGTCGATCGCATACTTCTTCAACTCTTTGACAGTCATGTCGTCAAGACTCTTTTCCGTCGGCTGAACGCTAACAACGGCCTGGATCCGTAGGAGTTGTTCTCCTACGGCGTCCTCGACCTCTGCGCGTCCATCGGCATCAAAAAAGACATGGTACGGAGTTCCGTTCACATGTCCCACGATTTCTTTATGCTGTTTGGACTCGATAATCAAAACGTATTCCTCCTAAAATTACGACGTGTAACTCGTTTTTCCGATGTTGACGACCATGAACTGGCGTTCGGTCGCCTTGACAGCCAGCGTGTGCAGGTACAACAGGCCGAAAGGAATAGTTGTGTTCTGCACAGCCAATGGCAGTTTCAACAGCGGTGCCATTTGCGGCATGACCAGATTCTGCTCGTTCTTGTTCCAGAAACATGCCACGTCCGTACCCGGCATGATGCTGTTGTCATCGACAAACGTTGCATTGGCGGTGCCGGTACGCGGCGTTTCACCAATCCACTGCGCGTCGGATCCATTGGGCTGAGTGCCTCGGTACACACGATAGGCATAGGCTCCGGTTATGTTCGGAATGGTCAGCGTAACCACGTCCCCAACAAGAGCGGCCACGCCTGCGGTAACGAGTGTGGCCAATGACTCACCTTGTGCGTTGTATGCGCTAACGCTGTAGTACTCAGTCGCCGCATCGCCAGCCAACCAGTTAGACACTTGCGCACCTGTTGGTGTGCCAACAGCCGTTGTTATGCCCGCAGGAGCTGCTGGAGAACCCGAATCCGCCGTCGTCAATGGTGATTTACCACCGTCAAACGGGTCAAGGAACACGTCTTGGATAAACGGAATAATTCCAAGTTGCGTGCGATAGCCATCGATCGGCGTGCCTGCTTTGAAGCCGCCATCGGACTGCATGTTATCATTGCGCTCTGATTGCGATTTAAGCAGTTGCAACGTCGCCAAGGAATCCGGCGATAAGAATCCGGCGATATCGCGCGCTGTTGTGACATACACGCCGGCGTACAACGCGGCAATCTCTGCAACGACGTCGAACGTCATCGGCTTACCATGCAAGTCGATGACGTTTTTCGGGAACACTTTACCCGCTGAAGCCGTCGATTTCAGTTTGCGATACATGCCGTCATAGAACACTTCGTTGCCATTGGCATCCAAAATCGTCGAGTTGCCCCATACTAAGGCATGTTCGACGCCGCCCAGCAACTGCATCGTACCGTCGTATTCTTCTTCGTCCACTGGGTTATCGAACATACCTCCAAGCGCTCCTGCCAAGTTGGCAATGACCGTTGTTCCGCGCTGTACGCCGAAGAACGTCACAGGCGCGGTGTTGCGTATCCACGAAGCATTCCCTACCGGACCAATGCCGCCTTCTGCAAACGCCAGAGCGCCCCGGCTCGAACCGTACTGATTCCGACGGTTCCATTGGAAAATCGGGTTGATCGACGCTTTACGTTCAATCCACCGTTGCTTGACCAGTTGGTCCTCCGTGAACAAAACGGACGTCATGACACTGTCCAAGTTCTGCAATACAAGATTGGTGCCGTCGGCAAAACCCGATACAGCGGAAGTCGCTAACGCCTTGGCGAGTGGTTGGGACAATTGGCTCATGTACTGATCGGTGCCCATCCAGCCGCTACCTAGCGCATTTTTGGCTAGTCTGTTGAATGTTTTCGCCACGTATGCTTTCTTAAGGTCTCTTTCTGCCAATGCCATCTATACCTACCCCCTTAAAGCGTCGCCTGCACATCAGCAGGCAACGATTCTACAAAGTCTTGTAATTCAGCTTGCGTACGGCACTTTTGCAGACGAGCCGGCGCGAGATTATCTACCAATCCATCATTCATCGCGTCGACTACGACGTCTTGAATATCGGACTTGGACAAACTGCGTGCTTTTCCGTTGGCGCCCGTTTTGTTGAGAACCACGAAGCCGTTGGCCGGGCTTGTTGCCGGTTGCTTCTTGATCAGTTCCAAGTCAGCAGCCAAGGAAGCCTGCGCTTTCAACGACTGATGAAGCCCTTTGGCCAGCACCATGACGGTACTTTGTAATTCGGCAATGCCAGCGGTGTTCGACTTGGCCATCGCCCGCACGTGCTTGGTGAGGTCAGCCAGTGCGTCGGACGCATCGAGTACTTCGCCGTGCTCTTCTTCAAAGGCGTCAAAGGACTTCTGGAAGCGGCGCTCGTCAAAGTTGCGGGCGTTCTTTTTGACAGCGCCTGTACCCTTCACGCGGCGACCTCGGTTGGTGATGATTTCGTCCTCTTCCTCTTGTCCCGGGTCTTCCAGGTCTTCTTCATCCTCTTCTTCGAGTTCTCCGCCGTTAGCCGACTTACGGACTCTTTTCTTTGCGCGACGATTCGTTTTTTCGTCCTCTTCCTCTTCTACTCGGGTTCACCATCCTCTTCGTCATCGTCGTCTGGGTCGTACTCATCCTCGTCTTTCTTCTTGGCTCCTTTGAACAGATCGCGCAAGAATCCAAGACCTTTGCCGCTGAACGTAATAGCGTCATGTGCGTTTCCCGAAGTCTCTGCTTCGAGTGCTTCTAAATGCTTTTCTAGCTTTGTTTTAACCAATGTGAATCGCTCCTTTGTGGATGAAACTAAAAAATCCCGCTTTTCGCGAGATTCTTGACGAACTGTAAGGCTTCATCCTCGTCTACGCCTTTACACTTGACGAGATGAAAATAAACGCTTTTCGCGCCCTTGTGGAATTTACCATTGTCGTTATAACAGTTATGCTTACACTCTCCCCAGAGGAGGGTTTCCAGCGGAAAGCCCGTAATAGCTTGATTACCCTCTTTGGTCTGTGTGCCATCATCCAAGTTTTGCATCGTAAGCGCTGTAGCGCCCGTCGCCATGAGTGACTTTACGAGCAGTGCAAACGAATCCTTATTGGCGGGCTTGCGTGTGAGAGCCACGTCCTCCACGCGCGTTTTTGTGAGTTTCTTCCCGCGCGTTTCCGTAATCGCACCCTCCACACTAAAGCCACGCCCGCGTTTTGAATCGTTCTTTTCTGCGCGCATGTTGTCCCAAGCGGCTCGCCCCGGCTCTGAATCGTGCAATTCGCACATATGATAGAAGCCGGGACCCTTTAATCCTTTTTGCAGTTTGCCTGCATCGGAAACGATCTTCGCTTCGACCGGCACACCGAGAATGTGTTGCTCCCCGGGCAAATGATCGTCGTTTAGATGGCCCTTTTCGAGATACGGAGCAAAGTCCATCCCGGCAATCACCATTTCTTCGCCATGGTCATCCTCCGATTCCGTAGAGGCAACCCCGTGAATCAATCGTTTGCGCTCCCCTTTGATGAGGACGCCATCGGGTTCGACCGGTTCGGCCATCATTTCAAAGCGCCAATCTGCCATGATTTATCACCTCCTTAAAACACCAGTAAGGTGACTGTGACGCTTGCCACGGTGCACTTAAGATATAAGTTGGTTGCGGTCGCTGTGGCGCCTGTATAGAAGTCTCCTGCCGCGCTCTTATCAACCGGGATATACCCTTTCGGTACATACCCAAGCGTGTGCGGTATCGTGTCTTGCGTGCCAACGGTGGCGTTCGTTGTATAGGTGACAAGCTGGCCGCCTAACAAGAACAAGGAGTTTACGATATCCCCGGCACTCGTGCCTGAATTGTGTGTGCCGACACTAGGCACGCTTTGGTCAAATGCGTTTCGTTGCCGATCGGTCAGATTTTGCACTGGATCACCTCCTTCATCTGTGTCGGTAGGCATCTACTCAATGTGATTAGATCAACCGACATCACCCCCTTAATAGAAAAACCCCGCATCATCGATGCGAGTCATTAAAACGCTTGTTGTGCGATTTCTAGCAGGTTCTTTTCCACTTGCGGCATGCAGTAGTTATATACTGCTTCGATGAGTGGATTCGGCGACAATCCCGGATGTATCCACGAATTTGGGGCGCTCCCTTTGAGCTTCCCGTTCACCATGCGCGGTGTACTCACACGACGAAAGGTAAGGTACTGCGTTTGTTTCTCGGCTCCCACACGGTACATACCATTGTAGATGCTTGATTGATGGGTATAATCCGTCCAGCTTGTAGCCGGTGCGCTGTCTTCTACGAGTGATTGTCCCCAATTTACACCGCCGCCTGGATTGGGTACACTTCGATTTAGCCGTTTGGCTTGGCTGTAGATATCCGTCGGCATACGCATCTTAATCGAGATCGCGCTGTTGCTCGACGGTGTGTAGTGTCGAAAGGGCACTACGTTAAAACGGCCTTGACCATCGGCTGTTTGACGCGACTTAGGGCCGTTGAGAAGGCCGGGCTTCATATCGAATGGCCCGTATCCTTCTTCGATGCGATCGGCACCGTCGCTGTAGTTATACGGCGACACCACGCCATAGAGGAAAGCGGGAAACTTCATTGCTTCCCCAGTCGTAAGGCTCTTGGCATACTGATCGTCGTTTACCGCGCGCGCCATGCCTGGTAGCATAGTTCCTTGCACGGATGCCACCCACACATCACGCACAAACTGCGCTGCATTCACAACGCCTTGTTGGAGTGCTGACAAAACCGGCGTTAACTCGTCTCGAATGTTCATGAGATCATTCAAGTCCACTTCGATGTTGAACACGGCTCACACCCCGTTAAACACAACATGCTTCTTTTTCAAGACCACGCGTTGCCCAAGATTCGTGCCGCGTTCACGGCGTGGTTGCGGCGGTGCATAACAGATCCAATCTACAAGGGCAGCATACTTGAGCGAGTACACGCTTCCCATAGCTGGCATATGCGTTCCTTGCCATGTTATTACCTTTCCGCTGTAGGTAAAGTCCACATTGAGCGCGTAGGTCGTCACGACGCCTGTCTTCGGATCAATAGTGATGCACCCGTTCGGGCCGACCGACATAATGCCGTAGATAGCATTGTCTGTCGCGCCACTGCCACGCGTGATTAACTCCCCCTCGAAGGGAATCCCCTCTGGCCACGTAAGCTGAATCTTGTCGTAATCTGACAGCGTGTATCGAAGATCCGGCGTGAACACCATATCGCCTGGAGCAGCAATACCCGATAGAAGCAACTCTTTTTGTTGCATAATGCCTTCAACAATGCCGAGGATTTGACCGCCATCTTGCCACACCCACCCCAAACCGCCACACGCTTGACAGTTGATGTCGGCACGATTCGGATCCGATAAGTTACTCCCGGTCATCATCACAGCGCCAGTACAAGGGCACTTGAGGCCGATGAAGTAGTGCACCCATTCCCCACGCGCGCGTATGAAATCGTTTTGAGCGGCGATGTTGATGCTCGAATTATTGATCGGCAATCAAATCGCCCCCTAAATGGTTACGTACTGGATGCCGCAAAAACGCATCTTCATCTTCGGTATATTGTCTTTGATCCACTCTTTGTAGGAAGTGAAATGACCTCCATAAGTACCAAAGGTGGCACTCGAGGTGAATCCATCGCTCTGACTCACGCCGTCTCTCGAAGTACTTTGACTGGCATAACCGGCTCGGTAAGCGCTGCCTGCGCTATTGAGCAGTTCAATCGCCGCTTTCTTGGCAATCGCTTCGCGTACGACGGCTCTTTCGTTCAGTAGATCGCGAAGCCCCACCGTGGCGCGATAATGCCAAAATCCCGGTATGCTCGCGTAGTTGAACAGATATGCCATCACAACAAAAATTGCGTGATGAGCATGATAAATTATACCTCGACAAGAGTTAATTCTTCCTGAGCCTGGTGTAACTCAATGT